CTGGTAACTTAACAGGCCCAGGTGAGAATGTAGATAGTGATGGTACTGTAAATGAGACTTCTGATGATACTGTTAACCAAGATGTGCTAGATGCTAATCAAAAGATTACAAATTCTAACAAACCTTTTCAAAACTTATTTCAGAAAATGAAGCAAGGTATGGGTAAGTTTGATAAAGATAACATAGGTTCTGCCCAATTTGATGAAAATGAGTTTAGAATGGGAGAAGATGGGCAACCAACAGATGACCCTAATCCTCGTTTCGGAAAATATAAGTTAGATGAAGAAGGCAAAGAAATGCAAGGTAAAGGAATATTTGGCAAAGAAGGTGGTTTTATGAGTAAATTTGGTACTGGTAGAGGTGCTATGTCTGGATTATTCTCTGGATTAGGAGGAGGTGGAGGAAAAGGTGGTGGCCTTACTACTCCAGATGAGTATATGTATAAAAACCCTTGGGAAGGCGTTCAATAATGGCTTTCGGTGGATTTTTAGGTAGATTAAGAGGGTTATTTGGCAAAGATAAGGTATATGGAGGAGATATGCCTCAAGAATCTTTATCTCAGCCTGTTTCATCTCAAAGAGAAAAGCAGGCTTCTTCTTTTGGTGGTAAATCACTTGCATTTTTAGACAAACAAATGGATAGACTTGGGGTTGCTCCAGAAGAAAGGGATGCATATGCTAAAAATATGTATGATTGGTCTAGGCAGGTTAGAAATATAGAGTCAGATGATAATCCTATGGCTGCTGCAGGAACGACTTCTGCTAAAGGCGTTTATCAGTTTACAGATGCTTCCGTTGATACAGGAAGAAATAGAATGAGAAATATGGGGTTTGATGATGAATTTATAGGTGGAATAAGTGATAATCCACAAGAATGGGATGATGAACAAGCTGATGCTATGTTTTTAGCTAATATGTATGCACAAAAAGATTCTGATAAAGAGTTAGGCAAAATAGGCAAAGGTGATGATAAAGCTAGACAAGACGCTTATTATAAGTTTCATCATACTGCTCCTGACGAAGCTACGATAAATAGAGTTAATAGAATGATGTCATATAGTAACCAGCCCGTAGATGATACTATGGCAGGGTATAATAACGTAGAATCTGCATTTACAGGAAGATAATGTATACTATTGACATTCACCATAAAGGTGACAAAAAACCTACAACTTACACAGTTTTCAACGAAGACGAAGCAAAACACAACAATATTCAATATAAATACTGGAGAGAAGCTAATGAAGGAGAATATGGAATCTCGGACGACAATTACGTTGCCAAAGTCATATCCAGGTCTGTTTATAAGCCTACTAGCGTGTATGTTCGCTTTCCCTATGGTTATACTTTTTATAACCCTAAGTATACTAGTTCTACTCTTAGAGCTAGTGGTAGAAAATCCAATAACACCATCTCGGGGAAAACTCACTGGGAAGTTCTTTCAAAAGGACAAAATATGAGAAACCTTGCAATGGTATATGCTCAGACTATGGATTATGATAAAACAATTGACCACGTATTTGACAATCCAAGTAAATCTAAAAGACAAACTTGGAAACATAGAATGAAAAAGGAGAATTTCAAGAATATGGTAAGAGACGAATTACAGAAGTTACTTCAAGAACACGGCATGACTGAGGGGTATACCTTAGAATTACTTGAAGAAACTATTAAAAAAGCCAAAGATAAAGGTGATATTACTAATTTAATGAGAGCCGTAGATAATCTACAAGATATGCATGGTATGAAAGATAAGCATCTTGTTAAGACTGTAGAATCATTAGAAGCAACAAGTAATGTTAAGTTAATAGATGAGCTTAGAGAAGAAGAAGAAAAGCTTATTGCTACAAGAACTACCACCAAGGAAGAAGAATAAGAGATTTTATTAAAGATATTATTACTAAGGAAGAAGCAGAAAAGCTTACTCCTGGTAAGCAAGACTTTAATAATCCTGTAATAAAGGATATTTTAGTCAAATTAGGGAAATCAAGTGCTAATCCTCCTAGTTATGCTGTAGTAGAACAAGATACTAGTGGACATGATTGGCATACTGATATAGGGACAAATGGACATATGAAGTGGTGTAACACAGGCGTAAGTATCCTGTTAAAGAAATCTAAGAATGGTTTGTTTAAGTATAAGAACCCTAAAAAGGAATATACTCAAGATGAGCATTATTTAAGCGCTATAGTACATTCAAACGATGAGTGGCATATGGTGGAGAAATCAACAAAAGGAAGAACAGTTCTTTTAATGTTCTTACAATAATGGATTACGAAGAAAAGTATGAACAACTACAAGCACTTAAAAAGCTACGTAACAACATGGCTTTATTCGGCAAACACTGCTTTCCTACAGCTCTTAAGAAGGCTACACCCCCATTTCATAATGAGGTTTATGCAAATCTATCAAATGATGAAAAACGCAGGGTTTTAATAGCTGCTCCTAGGGGAACAGCTAAATCAACTGTTACTACACTTATATTCCCTTTGTGGAAAGCAGCTTTTAAGTCTAGTACAGATGAATTATTTATAGTTATAGTATCTGAGTCACAGGCTCAGTCTATTAACTTCTTATCAAGAATCAAGTATCATTTAACCCATAGTGAAAGATTTAGAGAGATATTTGGAGATATGGGCCCTAATACTGCTAAAAGATGGACTCATACAGATATAGTCCTTAATAATGGTACCCGTATGATAGCAGTAGGTACAGGACAAAGAGTTAGGGGTTTTATTGAAGGAGATACCCGTCCTAACCTAATTATAGTAGATGACTTTGAATCAGAGTTAAATGCTTATACGCCAGAAGCTAGAGCAAAGAATAGGAAATGGATGACAGAAGCTGTTATACCAAGTTTGTCAGATGAAGGTAGAATTGCTATGATAGGCACGGTAATATCAGAAGATTGCTTTCTATGCTGGGCTAAGGAGTCTAGTGCATGGAATGTTTTATGGTATGCCATATGGGACGAAAACGAAAAGAGCATCTGGCCTGAGAGGTTTCCAAAAGACAGGATATTGGCCATAAAGGACGAGTTCTCGTCCGTAGGGAATATCAATGGATTCTATCAAGAATACATGAATATAGCCCAATCTCCTGATGATGCACCTTTTCAACCAGATTGGATTAAAATACATCATTATGATTATAAAAGGGAACAAGGTCAGAATCTTTTAGTTAAAAACGAGGGATTAGAAAATGAAGAAACAAAACCTGTTGAGCTCTATACTGGAGTGGACCCTGCAAGTTCTTTGTCTGCTAGGGCTGATTATTTTGTTATCGCTACTATTGCGATTGATAACGATAATAATAAATATATTGTAGATATTTTTAGAGATAGAATATCTCCAGCAGAACAGCCTCAGAAGATAATTGACATTTATAAGAAGTTTAAACCAAGAAGAATTAAGGTAGAAACTGTTGGTTATCAAGAAGCTTTAAGGACTGCAGTGAGAGAAATTATGAGAGAAGAGAATTTATATATACCAGGATTAGAAGCTGGTGTGAAACCAAGAAACAGTAAATCAGAAAGGTTACTATCGCTAGTACCATTGTTTGCCAAAGGGACTTTTTACTTTAGGCCAGAAGATATTAAAGCACAACAGGAATTCCTGTCATATCCAAAAGGTAAGAATGATGATATAATGGATGCTATTTGGACTGCTTTAGATGGCGCTAAGCCCTGTAGAGTCAAGGAATTTGAAAGATTATCCGATGATGATTGGAATAATCCAAAGAAAAACCTTGATTGGTTAACTATGTAATGCGTAAATTAAGAAGATGGATACCAATAAAAAAAGCATAGTTGATGAAACACTGCAACTATTTGACGATTATTCTAATAAAAGAGACAATTGGGCATCTCAGGCAAAAGAAGACAAAGAATTCAGATTAGGTAAGCAATGGACTGCTAAACAAAGGGAAACCTTAGAGAGCAGAGGTCAGGCTCCTATAGTTATTAATAGAGTTCATCCTGCAGTAGAATCTGCAAAAGCAATGCTTACTGCAAATAGACCTTCTTTTAGATGTGCTCCAAGAGAAGATTCT